CCATTAACTTTAGGTCTCGGTACTTTAAGTATCACAGGTCAAGCAAATATAAGTGTTACAGCTAACCCACTAACATTAGGTATTGGCACCGTTACAGTCACAGCAGATGCTACGGCTTCTCCTACAGCAAATCCATTGACGTTAGCCACTGGAAATGTTACAATCACAGGTACGGCACTTGTAAGCCCTAGTGGGGTACCACTAACGGTAGATACAAAAGAGCCTGGTATAATTACATGGAACGAAATAGTTCCAGGAGCAAACATGGTTTGGACACCTATAGATCCGAGTTAAAATTATGGCATCAACATTTTCATCAGATTTAAAATTAGAAATAGTAGCAACCGGAGAGAAAGCTGGTCTTTGGGGTACTATTACAAATACTAACTTACAAATTTTAGAACAAAGCGCTAGTGGTTATCAAGATATAGATATGGCTGGTGCAAGTGTAACTTTACTTTTATCAGATGGTGCAACATCAAATGGTAAAAACTTTTATTTAAAGCTATCTGGAACTTTAGCTGGTGACAGAACTTTAACAATGCCATCGGGATCTGAAAGAGTTTGGATCATAAGTGATGAAACAGTTAGAGGAACATCTAATAGAACATTAAGTGTGTTAACCGCTAGTGGCACATCTCAACCTGTTCCACCAGGATCAACTTTACTTTGTGTTTCTGATGGTACAAACACAACAACAAGAATTATAGAAAAAGGTTATGCAACTATAACAGATTCTAACTCACCTTACGCAGCTGTAGCAGGAGCACAAATTTTTGCTAATACAACAGCTAATCCTATAGAAATTGATTTACCTTCATCTCCAGCAGTAGGAGATGAAATTACTATCATAGATACTAGAGGTACATTTAATTCAAACAATTTAACCATTGATAGAAATGGTCAACCCATAAATTCAGGAACATCTAATCTAGTTTTAAGTACAAACGGACAAGCTATAACTTTAGTTTACGTAGATGCTACTAGAGGTTGGGCTTTCAAAACAAACACAGCATAGGAGCTAACACATGGCTCTAACCAAAATTAAATTCGCACCTGGAATTGATAAACAAGACACAGCTGTTGGCGCTGAAGGTCGTTGGGTTGATTCTGATAATGTAAGATTTAGATATGGCCTACCAGAAAAAGTTGGTGGCTGGCAATCTCTATTAACAGATACAATAGTTGGTGTGGCTAGAAAAATGTTACCATTCGTAGATAAAGAAGGAAATAGATATGTGGCTATTGGTACAGATAAATTTTTACTTGTATATTTTGAAGGACAACTTTTTGATGTTACACCTTTGAAAGCTGATATTACTGGTGCAACACTTTCAACAAACTCTACAACAACAGTTACAATAACAACTTCAGCTGCACATAATATAAATGTAGGTGATATAGTTTTATTTGATAGCGTTACTTTACCAAGTGGCACAGGATTCTCAGCATCAGACTTTGAAGATAAAAACTTTCAAGTTATTAGTGTTCCAAGTCCAACAACTTTTACAATTACAATGGGATCAGCTGCAACCGGCACAGTATCTGCTGGTGGTAGTATAACTTTAAAACCTTATGAACCTGTTGGCCCAGCTGCACAATCTTATGGTTATGGATTTGGTATTGGAAATTATGGTGGTACAATTACAGGTGCTCTACAAAATGATTTAGACGGAGCGTTGAGCGCGGATACACAAGGTAACAATGGTTCAGCTACACAAATTAGACTAACGTCAACAACAGGTTTTCCAAGTCCATCAGGTACAATAGCTGTTGGTAATGAATTAATAACTTACACAGGTGTTGCAGGTAATGAGTTAACAGGTATTACTAGAGGTGCTTTAGGCACAGCAACTGCAGGCACATCAAATGGTCAAGCTCATAGTGATGGTGCAACGGTAACCAACGCAACAGATTTTACAGGGTTTGGAAGTGCAGTAGAAGCATCTACAGTTACATTAGAACCTGGACTTTGGTCTTTAAGTAATTTTGGAGAGGTGCTTATTGCAACTGTGTTAAATGGTAAAACTTTTACTTGGAATGCAGGAATTGCAGCTAGACTCACAACGAGAGCATCAACAACAACATCAGGATTTGCAACTAACAATAATCCAACAGCAACAAGATCAACTTTAGTTTCTCCAACAACAAGACACTTAATTCATTTTGGCACTGAAACAACGATTGGTGATCCAACAACACAAGACGATATGTTTATAAGATTCTCTGCAGATGAAGATATAAATCAATATACAGTTGAAGCTACAAACACAGCTGGCACACAAAGATTACAAGACGGCACAAAAATTATGGGTGCATTAGTTGCAAAAGAAAATATTCTAGTTTGGACAGACAACGCACTTTATACAATGAAGTTTGTTGGTGCACCTTTTACATTTGGTTTTGAACAAGTGGGCACGAACTGTGGTTTGATTGGACAGAATGCAGCTATTGAAATAGATGGTGTTGCATATTGGATGGGTACAAATGGTTTCTTCTCTTTTGATGGTACCGTTAACTCATTGCCTTGTTCTGTAGAAGATGATGTTTATGACAACATTGATACTACAAAAGGTCAACAAATAAATGCAGGCATTAATAATCTATTTACAGAAGTAACGTGGTGGTATCCAACATCAGGTTCTGATTTTAATAATAGATATGTTGCTTACAACTATGGTGAAGATAATGCTAGATTACCTATGGGTAATTGGTATGGCGGAACAAATACTAATTCCATTAGAACCACTTGGATTGATTCTTTAATTTATCCTAAACCTTATGCGACAGCTTACAATAGTACAGCCACAGGAACTTTTCCAGCTGTAGTAGGTGAGACGGGATTAGGTCGAAGTGTATTATTTGAACATGAGATTGGAACGGATCAAATTAATCCTGATGGTAGCACAACAACTTTAACATCTTTTGTGCAATCATTTAGTTTTTCTTTACAAAAAGATCAGAGTGAAATTTTTTTAGCTATGAGAAGATTCTTACCTAACTTTAAAGTTTTAACAGGAAATAATAAAGTGACTATTGGAATAAGCGATTTTCCAGCTGAAACTAGATCAGATTCTCCATTAAGCCCCTTTACAATTACATCATCTACAAATAAAGTAGATACAAGAGCAAGAGGGAGATACGCTAGTATTAAGATAGAAAATACCGGATCAGGTGAGGCATGGAGATTTGGTACCTTTCAAGTAGATCTACAACCAGATGGTAGAAGATAATGACAAAGATAGTAGTAAGATTACCAGAACCTAAAAAAGAATATACAGAGGATAATCAAAGACAAATTAATAGAGCTATCTCTACAGTGGTAGAACAATTAAACGCTACCTATTTAACACAATTAAAAGAAGACTCTGAAAGATACACATTTTTTGGATTAGGATAAAATGGCAAATATATATAAAAATGATAAAGTAAGTTTAACTAATACAGATCTTACAAGTTTATACACTGTTCCCTCCAACTCTAGAGCTATTGTTAAATCTATAAATGTAGCAGAAGATGCTGCAGGTTCAGCAGTTGTAAAAGTAACTTTAACTAATGCAGCAGGCACAGCTTTTGTAATTGATAACGACGTCAGTTTAACTTCTGGTCAAAAAGAACAAGTATTGACAGAGCCTTTAATTATGGAAGAAAGTGAAATATTAAAAGTGCAAGCAACGAGTGGTGCAGTTGATGTTGTTGCATCTATACTAGAAATAAATAGGGAGGATAGATAATGCCATTTATAGAAACAGAGGCTTCTGTAAGGTATGAAATAATAGACGGTAAAAGAGTTCCGGTCATTACACCTAAAACAGAAGTAACATTAACAAACACAGAAACAGGTCAAGAGTATATGTCAGATGCTGAAGCTATGCAGGATGTACAAAATCCTAACACTGCTACTAAATCTGAGCATATTAGAAGAGATGTTCATGTCACTGTAGAATCAATACCTTTGGGTGCAGCGACTAACATCAGCGATTGACGGAAGTAGGAAAAACAAGTAAATTAATAGACCATGGGAATTTTATCAAAATTAAACAGAAAACGTAAAAAGGTAACAAAGAAGATTACTAAGCCAATTGCAAGGTTTTTAGGTAAAGTTGTACCTAATGAGATCAAACCTTTTTTACCTTATGCAGCTGCATTAACACCTTTTATGTTACCCCCTGGATTTGGAAGTGGGTTTGCATCTGGTTTACTTAAAACACAAGCTGCACAACAAATGGCAGCAAGAGGTTTACTATCTGGTGGTGCAAACATATTTTCACAATTAGCACAAGAAGGTAATGAAGGAGAAATTTCTGGATTATCTGCATTGTTAGCAACAAGTACAGGTGCGTTAACAGCACCTGGTGCACCTAAATTTTTTGCAGATAAAGCTGCAGGTATGGATTCAGGCATCTTAAAATCTGGAACAGAATTTTTAGGAAGAACCTCTGAAAGTTTAGGAAGTGCGGCAGATATTTTAAGACCAGGAGGTGCAACACCAGGGTTGGATATGGCAACACTAGGCGCAATATCAACACCATTAGGACAAGGATCAGTAGATTTAGGTATGGCTACAGCTAGAGAAGCTTTAAAAAATTATGAAAAAGAATTAGAGGATTATGAAGAGAGAACAGGTATAATGCAGACAGCCTCTGATGATGATAGAAGATTAGCTATCAGAACTGCTATGATCGCAGGAAATCACTCTGAAGACGTAATTAATGAGACACTAGGATTATTGGGACTAAAAGATGGAGGTGTTGTAAAAATGAAAGATGGTGGTATAATGGATCTTGGCGGTAAAGAAATGGATCTACGAGGTGGTGGATTCGTGCCAATAGGTAAAAAAGAGAGAGCGGACGACGTCCCTGCAAGATTAAGCAAAAACGAATTTGTAATGACAGCCGATGCTGTAAGAGCAGCAGGTGGTGGCGATGTTAATAAAGGTGCAAAGAGAATGTATGAAACAATGAACAAATTAGAGGCAAGAGCATAATGTCAGAAACAACTACAATAACACGACCAGCACCGGTATTAGAAGCATCACTAACTAATTTTTTAAAAGCAATAGATCCTTTAGTTGGTCAAAAAATTAATGTAGGTGCATTCGCACCACAGATTGCAGCAGAGTCACAACTACAACAAGATGCAAGAACTGCAGCGGCAGGATTAGGATCACTTACAGGTCCAGATGCTTTCAAACCTTTTATGTCACCTTATCAACAAGAGGTGATTGATACAACTTTAGCAGAATTCGATAGACAACAAGCGATTGCGAATACAGCTCAAAGAGATAGAGCTATACAAGCTGGAGCTTTTGGAGGTGGTAGAGAAGGTGTGCTTGCAGCAGAAGCAGCAAGAGGAGCAGCACAAAGTAGAGCAGGATTACAAGCACAACTATTAGCACAAGGATTTCAACAAGCACAAGCAGCAGCGGCAGCTGATCTTGCAGCGAGACAAGGTTTAGGTACTTACCAAACACAATTAGGTCAAGCAGGTCAAGCACAACAACAAGCAACTTTAGATGCAGCGGCAGCGGCAGCAAGAGAAGCAGAATTCGAACCATTCACTAGATTAGGTTTAGTTGGTCAACAACTTGCACAAGTACAACCTGGTGCATTTCCGACTCAAACAGTCGGGTATCAACCACCAGCACCACCAGTTAGTCCGTTACAAACTGCATTAGGTATTGGAACTGGTCTGGCTAGTATTGGTTCTAAACTAGGAATTTTTGGATCATAATGAGCAGAATATTAAGACGACCCATGTTTAGAGGTGGTAAAGTAGATAGCCGCGGCACGGGAATTACATCAGGACTAGGTTATGAAAATGGTGGCAGAGTTGGTTATGATAATGGTGGTCAGATATTACAAAAAGCAAGATCTAGAATAAGAGGTCCACAAGACTTTCCTTTAGGCACCTTTGCGCTTGATACTAATTTAGGAGTGCCAGTTACAAATAGAAGTAGAATTAGAGGTCCACGAGATTTTATAAAAGGATCAACTATAGAAGAAGCAGAAGGTTTAATTGCGGATGCATCAGGTTCATCTGGTGATACTGTGATGGAACGTGCGCGTGCTGAGGTGCTTGCTAATGCATCAGATCCTTTTGTGCCTGATGAAACTCCTGGATTCGATGGCTCAGCTTATAATTTTTTTACCATGGGTGATGAGATAAGAGAAGAAATGCCCAAACTAGGAGTTGGTAGTGATTTTGATAAAGATATGGAAAATTACTTAATAGGTGATTCTGAAAGAGATACAGGATTAGAAGCTTTAAGAAAAGGAAATATAAGAGATGTTGGTAAAACAACAATAGAAGATCTTACAACAACAGAAAAAGTAAAAACACCTAAACCTGGTGATGATGACGAACCAGAGGTAACTATGACTGATCTTGAAAAAGCTTTAGGATTAGACAGAGCTAGACAAGAATATGCAGCAGATGCATTAGCTGCAGCATCAAAAGCATTCTTTGAAGGCAGAGGATTTGAAGCAATATCAGATGCAGCACAAGTTAAAAGTAAAGCACCAGATATCAAGAGACTTGCTGGCCTTGAAGAGTTTAAAGCTAAAAAAGCACAAGAACTTTATAAATTAAAGAAAAAAGAATTTGCTCCAGGTAATGTGGAAAAAACTGTAGAATATTTAGTAGGTCAAGGCATGAGTAAAGATGAAGCCATTAAAAGAGCCACAAAGCAATCAGGAACTTTTGCTGAAGAATTAAGTAAAAATTCTGTTGGTGGAACTATATTACCACAAGGTTTTGCACTAGCGGCAGAAACATTTTATGGCTCAGATTACAAAGGTGATGTCACAGCTGTTGATGTTATACAGGCAGATAAATCAACTCAATTACCAGACGGTATTTATAGTGATAAAGAAAACAAATTAATATTTGAAGTTAAAGATAAAAAAGTAGTTTCTGACAGAAGTTATAGTTAGGAGGTCACATGGCTAGTTTAGATGAACTTCTATCACCCAAAACAGAATCAAGAACAATCGGACCAGAAGATAATAACGATGTAAGCACAATTGCTTCTATCTTTGCAGGTATTGGGGCTGGTTTTATTGACATACCAAAAGGTTTATTTTCACTAGGTGCAAGTATCTATGATTTAACAAATGATACTAACAAAGCAGCTGAGATAGAAAAATACTTTGATGATCTTACAAATCTAGATGAGATGGCAGAAGCCACAGCTGCAGGTAAGATTACAAGATTATTAACAAACGTTGGTCTACCAGGTGGTCTTGCATTCAAAGCTGGGACAAGTCTAGCAGGTAAAGCAGTGCAAGCTAAGAAAGCCGGTAATTATTTTAAAGTAACAGGTGCAGATGGTAAAGCTTTACGTAATGCTGCAAATACAGCAGATCAACTAAACAGAAAAGGCAAGACTGCAAAATTTATTGCTGGAGCAACATCTGGAGGTTTGGCTGAAGGTGTATTTGTTGGTGATGTAGAAGAGGCAGGGACGTTTGGTGATTTGTTAGGTGGACCTACAGAATTAGAAAGAGATGACGAATACGATCCAGAAAGAGAATTAATTAACAGAGTTAAGTTTGGCACAGAAGGTGCACTATTTACAGGATTAATTGGTGGTGTAGGTTCTACATTAAAAGCACTATCTAAAAGAGGTAAAGACATGCGGTTCTCTAATTCTAAACTAGATAGATTTTATGATAAACTTGCATCCAAATTTAGAGCAAGAGGTGGTAAGACACAAGAATTTTTTGATATAGAAAGACAACAAATTGGTGCAAGATCGGCTGACGTAAACTTTGCACAACAAGTTTCAAGAGAACTAGATAAAAATATAGATGCTATTTTTCCTGCATACAAAACAGTTACAAATAAATTAATTGCAAAAGATAGAAATAATTTATTAAGAGCTTTGAATGAGGCGATGTTATCAGGCACGCCTAAAGTTAGTGAGAGAACAGGTAAGGTTGTATTTGGTGAGATAGACAAAGCAAAGAAAAAAATTGTTGATGAATTATTAGATAAAGCACAAGCCAAACCAGAAATAAGAACAGCTATATATGGTAATCTAGATTCTATTAGAACTGGTTGGGGTGATATGTTTAGTGCACTTGGTGGTAAGATTGCAAGAGATAAAACAGCGTTTAAAGAATTTAAACAACTATTTGGTAAAAAGTTTCAAGACTATTTAGGTTCTACATACGATATATTTTCTAATAGATCTATATTACCTTTTTTAAGTTATAAACCTACAGATGAAGCAGTACAAAACGCAGTAACTTTATTTAAAAATATTGCAAGACAGAATGGTAAAAGAATTTCAGATCAACAAGCAGAATATTATGTAAACAGATTAGTTAAAACAGCACAACTACCAAAAGGATTTAAGATGGATAAACCATCTGATGTGGTATTTCAAATACCAGATTTTTTTGCAGGTAAAACTGTTTTGGATGATGCAATCACATCAAAAGGTTATGCTAACATGGCAAACCTACCACCAAATGCGCAAAAAGTTATTAAAGAATTATTAGGAGAACAAAAAAACCCTATGCAGACTATACTTGCAGGCACAAGCAGATTATCTTTAATAACAAGACGTAATGAATTTTTTGATGATTTAGTTAAACAATCAGATGCAGACAAAGCTTTGGGTAAACGTGGTATGTTTTATGATACAGAGGAAGAAGCTTTTGCTGCTTTGGGTCCAAATATTAGAAAAATAAATGTAGACCCAAATAAAGCATTAGAAGCAGGTATCACAAATCCTATCAATGGTAAGTTTGCAATCGATGAGATAGCAGATGCATTAGAGGAAACAAATAACGCATACAAAACAAAAGGCACAGGAGCACAGATTTATGAAGGATTATTATTATATCCAAAAGCGACATCACAAATTGCTAAAACAATATTATCACCAGTAACACACGCAAGAAACTTTGTATCTGCTGGTGCGTTCGCAACAGCTAATGGTATCATACCATCACCAACTGCGATTAAAGATGCATATCAAGCACTACAAACAGGATTAAAAGGTACAAGAAAACAAAATGATTTTTATAGAAAACTTTTAAAATTAGGAGTTGTAAATTCTAACGTAAGATTAGGAGATCTACGAGGATTGTTAGAAGATATAGATTTTGGCGCAACAGTTACATCAGACAAAGCATTAAGAGGATTATTAAAACCATTATCTAAATTAAAACAAGTATCACAAGATTTGTATACAGCTGAGGATGACTTTTGGAAGATCGTGTCTTGGGCAGGTGAAAAAGCTAGATTAGGCAAAGCGTATGCTGCGAAAGGTATTACGAGAACCGCGGATCAACTAGAGGAAGAAGCGGCTAGTATCGTAAGAAACAACATACCTAACTATGATTATGTGGGTTCTTTTATTAAAGGACTACGAAGATTTCCTGTTGGTAACTTTGTATCATTTCCTGCAGAAATAATTAGAACAAGCACAAACATTGTAAAACGTGGTCTTGATGAGATATTTACAACCATGAAAAATGACAAAGGCGAAACAGTTAGACCTTTATTTAAAATAGGTATGCAAAGATTATTAGGTATGGGTGTAACTACAGCAGCTGTGCCATACGCAACCGTTGAGATGGCAAAAGCTTTACACAATGTAAGTCAAGATGAGTTAAATGCGATGAGAAGATATGTTGCTGACTGGTCTAAAAACTCAACACTCGTGCCATTAAGAGATAAAGATAATAAATTAAAGTATGTAGATTTCTCACACGCAAATGCATACGACACGATATCTAGACCCATACAAACAGTTATTAATCAAGTTCAAGCAGGCGAAAAAGATAAAGATGGTATCATGGATGATTTTATAAAAGGTGTAGTGATTGGTACAAAAGAATTAGGAGAACCATTTATATCAGAGTCTATCTGGACGGAGGCTGTATTAGATCTTATAGCAAGAGGCGGTAGAACAAGAAGAGGCACAAGAGTGTTTAACGAAGATGATACAGACGGAACAAAAATATCAAAAAGTATAAAACATTTAGTTGAAGCACAAATGCCTTTTTCTGCAAAACAATTTGAAAGATTAGGACTTGCATTTAAAAATAACGCGGAGCCTGTAGGTGTTGTGACCAAAGGTAAGTTTGATGAATATGGTGAGACTTATGAATTGGGTAATGAGGCACTAGGATTTATTGGTGCAAGAGCCATACCTGTAAAACCAGAAAGAAGTTTTAAATTTAAAATAGCTGAGTATCAAAAAGGTGTTAGAAACTCTAGACAACTATTTACAACAGAAGTATTAAAAGGTGGACCTGTATCACCAGAAGCAATCGTTGATGCATATATAAATGCAAACAGAGCTTTGTTTGAAAAAACTAGAAATTTTTATAGAGATATGGAAGCGGCAGAAGTTTTAGGAATGAAACAAGATAAAATTGCAGAACAAGCAGTGGAAAGAGTTGGAGGCACAACATATGCAACTGTTACAAATGGAGTTTTTAGACCTCTTAATATTTCAGATAAAGTAATAAAAGCTTTTGCAGATAATGCTAGAAGATTAGGGTTAAAAAATCCTTTTGAAGATTCAGCTGAAGTGTTATTTAAAATTAAAGAACAATTATCCAAAATACCATTAACAGAAGAAGGCATACCAGAAATAATAAATCCATTTGCAAACTTACCAGAACCTGATTTAGGTCCGGTAGGTCAATTACCACCAGCTGTAACTGGTGCAAACCCTTCGGTCATAGCTGCAAATAAAAGACTAATACCAGGGGACTTTAACAGCTTGACACAAGCGCAGAAATACGAAATACTTTTTGGCGGTAATTAATATGGCGATAGAACCAAAAAATACTAGAGAACACATTTTATCTTTGTACGGACACATTTCAGGTGTCAAGAAAAACTTAAAACATGTACACGAGGACGTCGAGAAATTGGGCGGTAAGATAGATAAAGTCTATTGGGTTCTCTTAGCGGCTGCGGGAACTGCTGCGCTCTTCGCATTAGAAAGATTAATAGGATGAATCTTACACGGAATTTTAGCTTGTTAGAGCTTACTAAATCAGACACAGCAA